GATACACCACACGAGTGTATATGAGGAAATCCGCCTTTGTACTTTCAGGAAGCACCGGCACCCGTCTTACTTCCGGACGCCCGCGCTACCCGCACAACGTTTTACGTTGCTATTTTTTTATTTTAATCAGCCTGATTTATGGCTTTAAAGGCCGCGACGCTACCCGCCCAGCGTATTATGCCCCTGAAGGCAAGCCGAACGCCGATGCTCGCACTCGTGCTCGATGAATCGCTAATCGCGCTCGCACACGAAACACCGCCCAACGCGTTCGCGTTGCCGTACGACCGATACACCACACGAGAAAGCCCGGTACCTACATAGAACCTGTCGAACCAATGTGAAGAAGTGGAACCGCCTTCTTTGGCTGCAATCAAATCCATATACCGGCCCCAAACCATGTGGGTAGGATAAATATCCGCATTATAAACAGTAATTCCCTGTACAACGCGTTCCGTTCCGTCCGGCATGGTAATAAACCACCTTCCGTCCGCTGCTGTCTTGTTTACCGTGACATACTGCAACCATTCCGCCTTGTTTCCCTGGAAATTTTCATATCCCAGTACATTGACGGACTGATAATTTACACCGTCCCGGTAAGCACCTTCCGCCTGTGGATTGGAACCGCCCTTTTCTTTATAATAAGAAACCGTATCACGTATTCCCAACGCATTTGTAAGGCCCGTCACTTTCTGGTAATTGTTTGTTCCATATCCGCAAACTCCCTGCGAATCGGTATTACCGTATTTAAAGAAATGCAGATTACCCACGTCCTTGTGCATTTCCCAGTCAAACAGCTGGAAACCTTTGCCCCGGTTCTGGGCGTATTTGATTGCCTGGGCTTGTGAAATGGTTCCTACACTTGAAACACCACTGACAGAACGCAACACATCATCAATCAAGTAGGCTTCATAAGCACCGCCCAGGCATTCCGTATGCTCTACCCAGTCCGGCTCGATCGCTTCTACACTTTCCGACGTTGTGAGTAAAACGAAATCGAATGTCGCCGAATTAAGGAAGGTAAAGGCCAGTTTCGTTGCCCCTACAGGAACGGCACAAAACAAGTACATACCATTGATAAAACCGTTCGCGTTTGAAACGCTGACCCGACTTACTATTTTGCCCGTATCATCTATAAATACAGCCCCGTAAAGAGTGGAAGCCAGACCGGGAAAACGAACCTGCTTGTAATCCCGAACATCCACCAGGGCGAACGATCCGGATTCGTATTCGTTCTTTGCCTCTTCAATGGTCGTGTAATCCGTATTCTTACGAATCCCGATCCCTTCCGTTACGTCCAGCTCTTCACGGGTAAATTTTACACTGGTGTACCCTGCCGCTGCCGGCGCATCCTCATTACTTGAAATAAAACCGTAAAGACATTGATTCAGCACGTCCGTTACTCCCTTGTACCAGTAATGAGGTTCATATACGTAAACTTCGCCTTCCGATCCGGTTAATACTGCATCCGTGGCGTTCTCCACATTCTCACTATCGGCGTATTTGTTCCGGTTCTCATCATGAAGCGGATAACAGGTCATTTCACCCTCCGCCGTCTTTTTGGCCAGAACGCAAGGCCTTTTCGCCAACACTTCCAGGATATGGGAAGACGGGGTAAATTCCGTATTATAGTCATATCCGGTTGAGTTATCCAGATTCGTAATCTTTTCCCCGTCTCCTACCGTCTGATCTATTTTTATACCGACAAACTGCGGCTGAATGATATTCAGTTCCGGGAAATGTGCACAGGTGGCGGCGTACTCTTCATCCGACATGGACTGGGTGAGCCGGTACGTACCTACCAGGCGGCACGTCTGCACGTTTCCCCCGTCTTCATCAACGCCGCCCATTGTCATAAGCCTGCGAAGCAAATTACCGTTCCCGTCTATATCTATACCGGTAATTCGTAGATAGCTGGTCGCGCTGCATTGCTGTAACAACGTGTTCCAGTCGATCAGGCTACAGTTATCAATCACAAGGCGCGTGATATTTGCCGTGCCTTCCAGCTGCAGCCCAGCATTGGTTAGTTTGTTCAGGTACCGGAGTTCCAGCGTCTGCAAAGTTGCGGGAAGGACGCAAACGGCCAGAGGCGCACCGCCGGCGAATGTCACACCGGTAAGGGATGTATCACCGGCCAGGAAGGTCTCAAGTTTAGCATTGCTTGAAAGGTCCATACCGGTAAAGGAAGAGGATTTAAGCCCGGATATGTCGAGTTTTCGAAGATTACGGCAATTACCCACCAGAAGGGCGTTAAGTGTCGTTTGTCCGGCCTCACAACTAATATTCAGATCACGCAAGGCCGTACAGTTATTCAGGTTCAATGTGCCGACAATGGCGTGGCTTACATCCGTCAGATCAAGCCCGCGAATACGGCTTGCACCGTAGAAATATTGCGGATCGTTTACAATCAAATCCGTGTCCATTGTCAGTTCCACCACACTACCGGCCGTTTCTGCAAGTACCGCGCTTTGGTGCGGTGTTCCGGACGTGTACCCGTACCCGTAATAATACCGTTCGGAGGCTGTAATCCGAACTTTCCGGTTATCGTTTCCGAACTTATACCCGAAATAAGCCGCGAAGCTGTCACGACGATAAGTACCGGCCACGTACTGACTATCCAGAAGGGCGAAACGGTTCTGAATGGTATAAGTACGGTGCGCGTAACGGCTGCCCTGCAAGGCATACAGATAATTATAATAACTGGTTCCGCTGCTGGTTGTCACACCTTCGGTAAGCGGAAGGATATATTTATACTCCGAATCCTTGTTATAAATCCGCTCGCACCAGTTACCCATTTGCTCCTCGTTAAATACTTGCAGGACATATTCAAGGCTCATATTACTACGCAAGGTTTCCGCCACTTCACGTAATTTGTCCGGACAAGATCGTACCAGTTCCCATAAAACGGAATCATGGCCGGCAAAAGCATAACTACCGATACTATCGTCAAAACTTGCGTGGGTAATGGTATATTCGTATTTCAGTACCGAATCATTACGCACACCGAACAACGTGTCCATATCGTAAGGAAGGAAATACCAGATCAGGCCGTCCCAGGTCGCCAGCATCATATTTTTTGCCCGGTTATCCACGGCCATAAAGTAATCGGTAATCAGATACCATGCAAACGGGCTGTCATTACCGAAATACTGGTTATATTCCGCCAGGAACTTGGCGGGATTACCTTTACATGAATCTACCCAGTTCCAAAGTCTTATAACTGCCGCCTTGTCGTCCTCGTGTGCATCCGCCCAGGTAGTATCTGCTTTGAAACGAAATTCCAGCGCATCATCAAAAGAAGACATGTCGGTAGTCCCGAACAAACAAAGGGCCTCGGAGTTATTCAGGAACTCCAGACAAATACATTTGTTACGCTGCCCGTTCAGGGACGCTTCGTCGTTGAATCCTTCAATTCCTTCAAAACCGTAAATGATCGCACTTTCCGACTTCTCATTATTGAAATTGTATTTTCCCAGATAAGTATTCGTACCGGTGCCGTCGTTATCATAAAACAGGTCCATAGGGAAACCGTCTACACCTATACGTACGTCATATTCCCCCTTATATGCAGCCTGCGGCGGCGTCAACCACCCGCACTTCTTCCAAATGTCATTCACAATACGCACCGCACCGGTATTATGTGTACCGGAAGAATCGGAAAAGTCCGCTTTCAAACAGAATATACTGATCGGCCGTGCTCCCGGTTTGAAACTGTATTCAAGAGACGGCACATCCACGCCGTTAACTTCCAGCGTGGTACCGTATTTCTCCAAGCGCAAGAAATAAAGACGGTAATTCTTACGCGGATAAGTGGTGGATGATGTACCTTGTATTCTTAGACCGACATTCCTTGCTACAAAGTCATATTCCTTACCGTACGGGCTATAAAAATAGATATCGACCGGGACCTCGAATTTCTTGTTATTGGTGGCGTTGACAAGGTTCACATCGCCGACAATTCGCATAACCGCCTTTCCTTGGGCGCGTAGCTTGTCTATGTCTATATCCGTACCGTTGTCCCCCGTAACATCGTTCTTTTCAAATAACAGGACCATTTCGTCCGACGTAGTCCGGTCTACCATGTAATTGTTCAATTCTTCATCATCCGTAAGCGCACGGTTATAAATACGGAAATTCCTGATCTCCACATCCGCCGTATCACTGAATAAACGGATGTTCACCGGTTCCGCCTGCAGTAGTCCTTCGGTAGCCCCATACTGCACCGCTCCGCAACGGATTCCGTTTACATAAAGTTCCAGCAACCGTTTGCCAGCCTTGGACCCGACAATAAAGGCTATTTTCAGGTTCATATCACTTGCAAACTTTGTACTTACTTCCGTACCGCCAGAAACACGCATAAGGGCCTGCTCCGTTGTCATTTGGAAACCGATATCGCCGGCCATACAGTCCAGTATTACCCCCTGCCGGTCCGTTACCGACGAACAAAGAATTTCCATTTCATAGGTAGCCCCGGTAGTGGTTGCATCTGTGGAGAACGGCTGGTACCCGATTTCAATCTTCGCGCCTCCTGTAAGTTTCAGGGCGTCACCCGTCCAGCCGTTGCTGTTCCAGTCGAAACCCGCAAACGTTGTATGTATGTCGCCATAATCCCAGGCTCCCGGATCGGATTCACTGTTACTCCGCCCGGCTGCCGAAAGTTTCAGTACAAGCCCGGCAGTAGTTTCTTGCAAGTCGATGCCGCTTTCCGTCACGTCGATATAAAACGGGTATTCCGTGGCTCCCGTCTTAAATTTCATATTGATTTCACCCTGTTCCGTAAAACGGTTGGTATATGTCTGCGTAGTACGGGCCACACTGACAGACTGCGTTTTCACCCCGTCCCGGTAAACGTCCACTTTGGCCGGCGTCGCGGCGGGATCATAAGCCACAAAGTTAAATTTCACCTGTTCGTACTGCCCCGCTTCCAGGCGCGGAACAAGATGATCCTCCGTAAAAATACGGCCGTCCGGAAAACTTATCATCGTGCCGATGAACGGTGCCGATCCTCCGGATTTCAGGATATCAATGTAGATACTTTCAGACTTTAACACGAGATCGGCGGAAGCCTCCATTTCGGCAACCATTTGAACGGTATTCCGGCCGGTCACAAGCGAAGAGGGGGACAAACTGAAACTGCCGTTTGTCGTTCCTGATCTTGTAATAGTGTGCGCGTTCTGTTGCTGACCGTTCAGATAAAGTGTGACGACCTTTGTTCCGGCACCGTTGACAGCATAAGGAATATTAATCGTGTCGGCCAGAGTATAACCGCCTGTGGCTATAGCCCCGGCCAGATTGTAAGAGCTGGTAAGGGAAAGACTAACAACCTTTACGGATGTAAACGCCTGCCGGGTTTGTTTCTTGCCGGTAGTCGGATCGGTTGTGGTTGCCACTACGTAAATATCGGTATTCCCAACAAGCAAGTAACTTGAAAGGTCCAGTTCGTAACTGCCTTTAGAAACATCGCTGACCGTCTGGGAATACATGGTAGTCGTTCCACGCCTGATCGTAACGGTGATATCTGCCTTTTGCCCGGTAGATTCCCCCTTTTCGTCCCCCGTGGTGTATTGGTGATCGTACGTATAAGTAAGACGGGCGTTTCCGCCTTCTTTTATGATCGCATTATCTACAGCCGCATTTAAGGCAATTTTAGTAGCCACCGTTTCGCCGGAACCTCCACCGGAACCGGCCGGGATATCCACGGCGGTAATTTCCGCGCCGCTTTTGTTCTGGAAAGACAGACGGACGGATGTTTCATCCTCGCTTACTTCCGCATTTACATTAAACAGCGTGGAAGCGTCCACCTCGTTAAAACGGGCGGTTACAACCTTGTTTTCTACCGGATTGGTGGAATCTAAGGACAAAGTTTCGTCCACTTCCAGGATATCCACGTTTACATTCACATTACCGGCCGCGTCCGGCGTCTGCTTCTCGCCGTTTACCGTTACACTCTTTACCGTTCCTTTGCCGCCGAACTCTTCCCAGCTCGCCTCCTGATCCCAGACAGCCGGATCGGTTCCGGTAAATTGCCACGTCTCCCATTTACCGAGCGATGTTTCAAAGGTGATAACACGCCCCCGGCCGCGTTGTTTTTCCGGTACCGCGGCAATGGCGGAAGCAAGAGTATAGAAACCTTCTGCAAGTGGTATGTTACCGGTTACGTTATAAGTATTCCCGCCGGCCGAACCGCCGCTGCCGAAATCCTCCCACTTTTCGACATTTTCAAAATCCGTGTCCGGATTACCTCTAAATTGTTTCGTCACCCAGCCGTCGGCAGTAAGAAAAGAAAGGATTACACCGTTTTTCCGTACATTGTTAATCTTTCCCGCCGTTTTCAATGTTGCAAATACCCCCGACAGATCACTATAAACGGTACCGGCGTTCAAAAGGTTGTTTACATTGGTAAAGGTGGAAGACAGACGCCCGTCCGTTTCCTGTAACCCCTGTTTCATTTTGTCACGGTCTATCTGCAATGTGCTTATGTCATCGGAACAACTGGTTATATCCTGGGACAAACTTTTCAGTTTTCCCCAAAGGGAACCGTCTTCACTCTCCGAACCGTCTTCACTGCCGATACGGGCGTTAATATCAGCCAGCAATGCGGCAAGCGAATCACTGTCTTTAAGCCCGTTCAGAAAATTAAGAATCTCGTTAAAGTTGTCGATTGCCTGCGAAGCGTTGTTACCGACAAGTCGGTCGATACGTAAAGAAACGGCGTCTATAGCCTTCTGTAATGCTGCATCGGCGGCAATGCGGGCGGTTTCCTCCGCCTCGACTTCCTTACCCTGGGAAACCAGTTTCAGGTGTTCGTTCAAGAAGCCAAGAACCGCCGCCACCATTTGGTTAGTAACGCTTTCCGCGTCCTCCGCGGTTTCAATGACTATAATAAGATCATCGATATACTCCTGTGTTGCCATATAGATACATTAATTAAATTGTTTACTAAACTCTTTGGAATGAACCCTCGGTTTCCGGTAGCCGCTTTCCGTAATTTCTCCCGTCCAGTTGGACTCTTTGTCGGCAAACATGAGTTTTAACGTCACGTTCTGCGGTGCGTCCGGACGGACACGGTAAGAAAACTCTTCCGCCGAAGGAATGACTTTTATTTCTTCCCGGCCGTAACCTGCCAGGTAAACATCATCAGAGGAAAGCAGATCAAGAAGAAAACGTATTTCCTGCGGGCGTTTGAATCCCGTCTTAATCGTTACAGCTTCCTGTATCTCCGTCCGTATGCGATCCGAATAATAATCATCGGTAATTTCATCGTAACGCCGGAAAACAGCGTCTTCGTCTTCATCCATGCTGGGAGTTACGCTTGCCTCGCCTTCCAGGGAAAACACTTCGTAAGTCCCGTAACTGTTCAGGAACCGGAGCCGGTAACGCTCGCGAACCGTCGGGCTTTGTTCGATCCCGATCCGGAGAGCAAACGTATCACCGCTATACACGTCAAAAAGGTTAGCCAGTACCCCGTAATCGGTAAAGAATTTAAGTCTTACGGCCTCCAGGTTCAAGGCGTAGAAATTCCCTGCCGTACCTGGTACTGCAAGGCTTTGACCGGTAAGAAGTTCCGTTATTTTCAGTTCGTGTCCCGGATAGATGAAACAGAGCGGGTAAAGTTCCGTCTCGCGCATCGTTATACGCCAGTCATTGCTCCGGGTGGTAAAAAAGAAATTGCAGGATTCATTCAAGAACTTCAAAGAAAATATATCAGTCCCCATATTTCGAAGACGTTTAAACTCTTTCTTGGAAATTCCCCCTTTCCAGGCTGTAAAAGACAGGTTATATTCTTCTTCCCCCTCATTAACCACATGTATAGTTACTTTGGCCGACAAACCGGAAACGGCAAGCAGAGGATCCGTATTATCCGGTAAAATCTGTGTACTTGCTATTCCGGTTTCGACAATCTCGGCTATATTAACACGAAATTCCCCGATTCCGTTTCCTTTGAAAATTTCCTCATTATTCATTCTGATACTGTATGTTGCCATAGAATAGGATGATACAGACAGAAAAATAGGATTACGCGTAAAGGCATTTCCCGTCGGATATATGTTCACCTTTAAAGCTTCGTCGCTGGCACTCATTGTATTGCTGTTTTGGTTACGATAAAACTTCCGATTAACTCATGCTGCGCCTCCAGAGAGGATATAAAGCGGTCCCTGGCAGCCGAAGGGTTTACCATAAACTTATAAAAGTCCGTAAGCCGGCCCGTATGGTTTTCCTTCCAGAAATTATAAAGCTCCGTTACCTGGGTGGTACACGGGGCAAGTACGATGTTATTCTGCTTTTCCATGGTGCAAAAGTTGGGTTTATGAAAGGAAGAATAAAGGACGGAATTAACCGGAATATACAATAGAGATGAACTCCCCTATATACGAAAGGGTATATGTATGGTCAAAAGTTCCGGTAGTTGCTTCCGGATCATCTTGTATATAATTTATATTCACTCTTAACTGGAACTGATAATTCCGTGTTAACGTATCATTTTCAGAAGTGGGCGGATTTTCTATTATATAATCATCCGTACCGGGATTTATAAAACCGTCCGTTATGGTCCAAAAACGGTCATTAACAATGGTATATCCCGAATTTCTAAAATCATCCAATATTTCCTGCTTTTTATTTTTTTGTACTTCCGCCTGGGTATTACGAACCAGTTTCCAAACATATAAAGTACTGCCGAAATCTTTAATATAATGTTCTTCATCAAGATTTAAGGGAGCTATTAACCGAAGTGTTCTCAGTGTCAGATCAACAGGTACATTCTTATTCGCTGGAAGTGAATAAGAAAATCCGTCAAAAAGCAAATACTGGCCCCGCAGGGCTACAGGTGTCAATATATCCATACCCATAAGCTGGTGGACCGGTAACAGAACATTCGCTTCTACCTGGTTGAAAGAGTGTCTTATTATAGCATCATATTTTTTCCAGAAGTTTATAAACAGGCCGTTTTTATATTGAAACAAAAGTGATATCGTATGTTTACTTCCGTCTTTTAATACGACTTCCTCACCCTCGGAAGTATAGGGTAGTACGGAACCGAAAGGATATTTACTATTCTGTGAGGATGTAAAAGCAAACACAAACGATAAGGGCGTTTCTACTTTTTCCGAATCTTCATCATCATTATTGGAGGATGTTTTAAGATATGTATAACGGTGAACGTAATCGGCCAGATATTGAGGGGAAAGAATATCATTCGGGGCAAAATCCATTGGAACGCATTCGTCGTCGCTTGTTAATTCGTTATCTTCGATATTGTCGGTTTTCCGATCCCAGGAAAAGAAACTCGATGAAGAATAAGTAAGGCGTTTGTTGTCTTCATCCCATTTGAACCACCGCCCCGTCGTTTCCTCATAATTTAGATGTATCACCCTTTTGGTAATGTCAACTTTCGCCAGTCTGGCCACTTCCTGATCCTTTAAATAGTCTTCAAACCGTTCAACAGAGGGAGCCGCACCGGTAAAGGAAGTCTTGGCCGATAACTTCATTTGCCGGGCCGTTTCGTAAGTTATTAAAGGTTCGTCCGTCAGGCTACGGGACAAATCAATGTCCGGAACATCATCCACAATATCCCGGATCAGTCTTAACGTGGCTGTTTTCGTATCGGAAGAAACATTATAAACCAGTCCGAAACGCACATGCAAGGCGTTTAAAAAATCCTCTACTGTGCAATCCGGCATCAAATCGGCATAAGAAAGTTTTCCTTTAACACAACAGTCGGCAGCATTATTCAATATTACCAGGTTAGAAAGTTCCTTGTTCGTCTTAAAAGGATTTTCGGTTATGGTATATCCAAATTCGGAAAAAACAAGTTCCAGCACACGCCATACATATAAAAAAGCCGTTACGCCGTAACCTTCCGGAAGTGTTACGGCAGTCGGAGTACCATTTACCAAAAAAGTTTCTGTTCTTGCTTGATAACGTAACCGATAAACTTTGCTTCCTTCTGAAACAGGTGTGATATAATTCAGGTATTTGGGGTAAGACTGGTTATCTTTTGAATCGTTACCGGTCATAATCTGAAATACGGCATAATCAGCCTGATAACCTCCCAATACTTGTTGCAAATGCACACAAAGAGAATTAACGCTGTTATACTCCTTCACTGGTAATGTAATAGCATTTAATTTTTTTGCTTTCCATGCGCTGTAGGCTTCCGAATTGTCAAAGCCGATATTAAGGGTAATACCTTCTTTTTTACCGGCGGAAACAATATTTATCTTCCCGGTACGTTTATATGCTCCGTCCAATATCGTACATGCCTGATCTTCATTCATCGGCTTTATACCCATGTCGAGACGGTGAGCAAAACCGGTTATTTTAGCATTGTTGCCGGTACATGGAACCGTAACCGGTACGGTTTGCGATCCCCGGTCGTTCATGACAGGGGATTTTTCATCAATCTGTACGGTAAAGTTACCCCCTAAATCCAGATAACCTTTGTTCGTCTTAATCTTTAGCATAATGATTACTTATTTTCCGCGTGTAAAGGTGTCGCGGGCGTTATCTATAGTTTCTTTGGCCTTCTCCAAATCCTGATAAACGATATAGGCCTTTATCAATTTGATAGCCTCACAGGAGGCGCGCAGCTCCTTTGCCGCTTCCAAGAACTCCCGGTAGGAAGAATCCCCTGCATAAGAGGTAACGTAACCGCCTTCCGCATATTCACCCGGATTCTGTGGCAACGGGTTCGCATTGGTACGCTGCCGCCTGATCGCTTCGATAGTGCTAACAGCGTCGATTACTTTAGGATTATTCATTTCCGGCTGTGGTACCACATATTCTCCCTTATGAACAACGCCGGCCACTTCATAACGCCCACCGGGACCAGTGTAACCACCTTCCGAATATCCACCACCGGAAGAACCGGAAACAACACGTTCAGCCGTGGCGGTCTTGCTGCCGGTAGTGTTTTTCAGGGACATGTTTTTAATTCTGTCCCGTTCTGCTTTGGCCGATGCAAGCTGGGCCACACCGGTAGCCGCAAGCATTACTGCAGCAACGGTTCCAGCGATCGGCCCGAGGTCCGCGTACGCCTTCATAATCGAAACGGCCGTATCTGCTATGATCTGGGAACACTTGATAGCAAAGTTTACATCCGCATACTTCTTTTGAATTTCCAGTTTCTTATTTTCCTTCTCTTCTTCCAGGGCGGCAGTATCTTCCCCGTTGTTCTCGGCTTCCTGTATGAGAACATCGTATTTTGCCTCCACTTGGTCGATTTCGGCCTGTTGAATAGCTTCCACCATGGAAGAGGAAAGGCCGGAATAATAGTCAAAGTATTTTTTAGCGTTATTCATCTGCATTTGCAGCTTTTTACGCTGGTATGTCTTTTCGTCTATTAATTCCTGATCGTGCAGATTCTTTAACAGGGCCAGTTCATTCTGGTATTCCTGTGCCCATGATACGCCGATCTGGGATTGAATCTGATATAAACTATTCTGATAATCAAATTCAAGCTGGCTAATTTCCTGCTGTTTCTGTTTCTCCAAACCAACGGTAGAAATCCCCGCCTGTCTCGCTATCTCAATTATGGCATTATAAGTAGTTTCTACATCCTGAACCTGCTTCCGGTATGCCTCCTGCATACCGGTTATTCCTATCGGAACGGAAGTTATTTCACGTACTTTTTGAGCAATGGCCGCCTGGTCACGTAGTAGCTGCATCTCGGTTTCACGCACGGCGTCGGCCGCTTCCGTAACAGTATCTATACGTTTTTGTTTACTGGTGATCTCCAGAGCGTTTACATCATCCAGGTAAGTACGGTTTATCTCCAGGAGTTCTGCGGCGTGCTCCGCTTCAACTTTCAACATATAGGCGTCGGCGGCTTCCTGCGTGATACTCCGGTTTAATACTGCTTTTTCCATGGTGTCCTTCTGGACGTTGTAATAGGCGGTTTCAATCTTTAACCGTTCGTCCCGTTTCTCCTGTACCAGTTTTATACGGGCGTCCTCCTGCTTGCCGGTTTCCGTAAAAATGGCCGTCTGTGCTTCTGTTTCGAGCTTGTGGATTTCATCGAGTAACTTCTTCTTCTGGGCCGGTGTTTTTGCTTCCAGCTTCTGGAGTGCGTCGATACGTTCCCGGTAATAGCGAAGGTTTTCCGCTGTTCCTTCGAGAATGTATTGGGCTTCCGTCTTATTTTCCTTTTCCCGGTTCTCTTTGATTAGAAGCATACGTTTTTCATGCTCGATCTCCAGAGGTTTTAATGTAGCGTCCGTTTCTGTATTTTTATACTCCCCGGCTGCCGCTTTCTTTTTGACCTTCCCCAGTTCGTTTAAACGTTTTATTTCGGTGTCGATACGTTCTATTTCCTTGTTTTTCTTGGCGATATTCGCTTCGCTGTCTTCCGTCCACTGTTCCTGAACCTTTTTCTTTTCGGCCTCCAGTTTCTTTATAAGGGATGTTTCAGTATTTATATTTTCTTTATTGGTTCCGGTTAATGAAGTGGCCGTCGCCTCTGTTTTTAAGATATCATTATTGATCTGGGCGATTGCTGATTCTATACCGGCCAAATCCTTCTGTGTTGTTTGTAGAGCTTTCAACTGGTTAGTCTCTTTTTCTGTACCAAATAAACGGCTTATTTTAGCGGTAAGACTGTTCCGGTTATATCCTGACAATGTATTTTGCTGGCGGGTGTCCCAGTAAGCGTCGCTTTGCTCTGATTCCTGGCTTTCAAGATTCCTTTTTTTCTTGTACAATTCTTCCAGTTCCTCCTGGTAAGCTTTCAACTTGATTTGTTTTTCCAAGGAAACTAAATATTGATCTATGGCCTCCTTGTTGTTGTTTATGAGCCTGCCTTCTTCATTCAATTCCGCATTATAATCCGGTATCAGTTCTTTTAATTCCGCAAGCCTTTGTTTACGGGTGTAGTTGGAAAGGTTCTCGTCATTAATAGCAGCTACAAGAGTTTTTATTTTTGCTTCCTGGCTGGCATATTCTTCATTCACTTTCTTTACGACTTCCTGGTGGGCCTTCATCGCCGCCGAAGCCTGTTCCGTCTTCTTTGCAAGCTGGTAGATAGCAACACCGGCTGCCACGAGTAACGCGAGCAGGGCCGTATATGGATTCTTCAAAAGTTCGATCCTCATTAACCGGAGTGCAGCGGTACATCTGGTAGTATTCTTGTGTAATAGTGCCTGGGCTGCCGCATAAGTCAGAGTAGCCGCCCGGCTGATATAAAGCTGTACGGCGTGCGCTTTCTCTGCAACGACCGAAGCAAGGGTCGCCGTTTTAAAACGGGCGTGCCACATGGTAGCGATTTTCAGTCCTCCATAGTAAGAAACCAAATAAGCGGTAACGGTATAAGTGACAACACCCCATTTATTAAACATGTCAATCATACCTCCCACACCTTCCACCATAAGCGTAACAAGGTCTATTAAATCCCGGAGAATACCCTTTGATTCATAGAAACGTAAAACTACCCCTTCGATAGTTGAACTTAGCCGGTTTAATGCACCTTGAACGTTATCACCCATTTCTTCGGACATAGCATTAAAGGCATCTTCTGCACCTGTCACCGCGTCGCAAAGTGCCAGCACGGTATCGGTACCGTTAAGGAAAGTGTTAAACGCTGCAACGGAACGTTTATCGGTCAGTTCAAGGGCCTTGTTCAAGTCTATTCCTTCACTGTTCAGTTTTTTAAGTCCCTTTATCAGATCATCCAGGTTATTAACCGGACCGCCAAGAGCAAGCGCGAGTTTGCCGCTACTGTCAGCCAGGTTAAGCAAAATATTACGTGTTGCCGTCGCTGCCGATGAAGCATCGAAACCGCTGTTTGCCAAAGCTCCCAAAAGGGCGGTCGTTTCCTCGATTGTGAATCCGAAAGAATTAGCAACCGGGCCGACGGTAGACATTGCACTATTCAGATATTCAAAATTCAAGGCCGAAGACGTTGTACCTATTGCCATGGTAGAAAGTGCCCGTTCCGTATCTTCCGCATCAAGGTTGAAAATACGCAATGTTGCACCGGCAAGCGTAGCAGCCGAGGCAAGATCCGTGTCCACCGCCTTGGCGAATTTCAGTACGGAAGGCGTCATCGCTTTAATATCCTCTTTGAAAAATCCCAGCTTGGCAAGCTCTATCTGAAGTGCCGTTACCTGTGCGGCCGTATAAGAAGTAGTAGCACCCAGCCGGCGTGCTTCATCCGTTAAATCTTTAATACTCTTTTTCGTAGTTCCCAGGATAGCGGCCAAAGTACTGTTTTTCTTCTCGAACTCTATAATAGTACTGATCGCATCCCTTAGCCCGCCGACAATCTGCCCGGTTATCATTGCGCCGATAGTGACAAACACACCAGCCAGAACCGTTTTTATCTTATTCAGGGAAAG